AGAACTGGTAACTCTTTTTCTTCATTTCCAATTATATTCATTTGCTCAAATAATATTTCAAGTATTCCATTCAATCTTTTTACATTCACTTATAGCACCACCTTATCTTTTTGTACTAGTTTAAAATTTGTCATAACATATTTTGTAGATATAGTATTACTCACTTCTCATTTGCAGTTATTTCATTATTTTATAGGTACCTTAACTGGACCTACCTTTTTAGAATCTCCAATAAATGTCACATTTAAATTTTTACTATTTGTGTTTACAGCATATGCTAAACTTCCACTACATTTTCCACCAACAGAAACCTTTTTAGTAACTCTATTCTCATCATCTACTGGATATGTTTCTAATCTATTTCCTTCATCGTCTGTAACTTTAAAGGAATTTGAATCAAGATATAAATCTCTTCCAATTTTCTCTCCATAGTTTTTGTTTTCATAAGAATAATCTAAATAAACAACTTTATCAACTTTTATACGTAACCCATCATTTCTTTTATTACTTAGTCTTGCCCCTTCTATAGTAAGACTATAAGTACCATTCCCTGTTTCAACATTATATGGTTTATTTAATATAATTCCTTTACTTTGATTTGTAGAACCATCCAATACCACTGTTTGGCGTATATTATTTGTTAAACTCTGATCAAATTCTAGTTCTGCTACATCTTTACCAGTTGGAACTTCAACCCAATATTCCCCTTTTATTATTTTAGTAGGTTCTATTTTTCCCTCTAAATTTCCGTTTGTATCTGTAAATAAAGTCTTATCATATGACGCACCATCTTTGTCTACTACTTTGAATATATTTATAGCTGAAACATCCTTAGTCTCACTAGATATATTCTCTATTGTACAATCTATTAATATAAATTCGTTTCCATTTTTAGGTTTAACAATATTATTTTTATCTGCAGTAATCTTACGAACTCCATTTATAGTTATTTTAAAATCTTTCAATTCTACTGTATCGCCTATTTTATGAGCTGTTGGTTCGTTAGTATCTTTTTTTGTTTCAGTTGTAGAGACTAATGATGTAATTTTATTTTTAATATCTGCACATCCTAAAGTTCCTATAGTAATACATAATGCAATAAATATTATGCATAATCTTTTATAAAATGTTTTTGACATTATTATCCCCCTCATATTTTTCAATCTTTTTATACATTGCTTTACCTCTTGTAAAAAACTAAAAATTAAGTACACTTTTTATCAAATAATTTCCCAAATATATTATAACATACTTATTTAATCCAGCACCAGCTTCATTATCTATAACCATTTGTTTATTTAATTAGTTAAATGCACCATAATTTATTTTCTCTGTGCTAAAATTTTCAGAGTATCATCTAAAGCTAACAGTCTTAATTCTGAATTACATATTTTCATAACAGCTGCAACTTTCAATTCTGCTATTAATTCATTAACGCCTTTTTCATCTTCCAATTCTGTTATTATTACTTTTAATTTATCAGCTTTCATTTATACTTCTCCATAAATGTTAAGGCACAATCAAAAAACAACATACTCATGTGCCTAGAATATCCCTTCATAATATGATTTATTGTTTTAATGTGTTACTTTCTCAATGTATTTTAGCATTTTACCCACCACTTTTTAATAAATATATATAGTTACTAAATATGGAGGCCTATTATGAAAGCTGCTATTTATTCAAGAAAATCAAAATTTACTGGCAAGGGTGAAAGTGTTGAAAATCAAATTGAGTTATGCAAAACTTATGGTACTAATAATGGATATACTGACTTTTTAATATATGAAGATGAAGGATTTTCAGGTGGCAATATAAATCGACCTATGTTCAAAACTATGATGAAGGATGCTAATTCAAAAAAATTTGATGCTCTTATTTGTTACAGATTAGATAGAATAAGCAGAAATGTTTCCGACTTTTCTACTCTTATTGATAAATTTAAAGACCTGAGCATTGATTTCATATCTATAAGAGAACAATTTGATACCTCTAGTCCCATGGGAACCGCTATGATGTTCATTAGTAGTGTATTTGCACAATTGGAACGGGAAACTATAGCTGAACGTATTAGAGATAACATGTATGAATTAGCCAAGACAGGCCGTTGGCTTGGTGGCACTCCCCCCTTTGGATTTTCTTCTGAGCCAATTTACTATTTAGATAATAACTCTAAACAAAAAAAGATGATGGCTCTGTCACCAATTTCTGAAGAAATTCATTTAGTTAAATATCTTTATTCTCAATATTTATCTCTTGGAAGCTTAGGTCAGTTACAGAAACATTTATTTCAAGAGAATATTAAAACTAAAAGAAATGCTAGATGGGATATTAAGGCCTTAAATATAATTCTTAGAAATCCCGCTTATGTACAATCTTCTAAGCTAGTAATTGAGTATCTTTCAACTAAAGGAGCTACAGTATTCGGTGAGCCTAATGGTAATGGAATTAATTCATATAATAAGAAAAATTCTAAAGGTATGGCTAAAGATATTAATGAATGGATCTTATCAGTTGCTAAACATAATGGATTTATTAATGATACAGACTGGCTTAATGTACAAAATTTATTAGATAAAAATAAAAGCCTTGCACCAAGACTCGTAACTGGCAGTGACTGTGGATTATTTAATTCTGTGCTTCATTGCTCCAGTTGTGGTGGCAGAATGGTTTCTAAACAAGGTCATACGTCAATAAAAACCGGTGAAATGATTAAATATTATGTATGCTCTACGAAAATAAATACTTATGGAAGAGATTGCGATTGTAGAAATATAAGGATGGATACATTAGAAAATGAAGTGATGAAAGAAATTTTTAAAGTTGCTAATAATAATGAAGCTTTGATTAATGCTATTAATAAATATAAACTAAACTTAGAAAATGAACCTTCTAGTATATTTGATATTAAAAATTTATCCACACAAATCTCAACAAAACAGCTACAAGTTAAGAACTTGGTGGATAAAATTGGTATTAATTCTAATATCTACGATTCATTAGCTACTAGAATTGAAGAATTAAATAATGAAATCAAAGCTTTGAAATCGAAAAAATTAAAAATCGAAAATAGTCAAATTAATATTAAAGAATCTCTTAAAAAAGTCCATACCTATACGACTATGCTATTACATTTTGAAGATCTATTTAATAATTCCGATTATCAAATGAAAAGATTATTTGTAAATTCTTTAGTGGATAAAATATTTTATGATTCAAGAACAAAGACTGCTGAGATTAAGTTATTTTGTAATAAGGCATTATCAAGAAAATAACAAGTCAGTATGATAGTCTATTCTCTTTCTAGTGCCTAAAAGTCGCTTTTTAATGTACTACGCGAATGCACCTGCAGTTGCTGCAAAATCTATATTAGTAACCATATTAACGTCAGTTTTAGGATTAATCTTATTTTGCTTCATAGCATATTCAAGAGCCATGGCAGGGACACCTCCTGGCCTTCCCCCTATAACATCTTTTCCTTTGATATTTTCCCATTTAAAATTGGCATCCTTAGTTCTTCCAACTAGGAAAGATCCATCTTTTTGAGTAAGCTGCCCAAAAAGTACAGGATAATCTTCTCTTCCCTGATTGTTAATGTAAATAGTTTGCTCAGGTCCACAAAAACCAATGTCTGCTGATTTGCTTAAAACTGCTTGCATGGTCTTATCAGCACCTTGTGCTGCACGAACTCACTTGCGATATTTAACCAAATATTTACTCCATTAGCATTAAATTCAGCCAACGAGATCTATAAGCAAATACCTACTAAAACTGTTGGCCAAAAAATTCTAAAACAGATATTAATTCGAAATATTGAAAGAAAAGAATTTACTAAGATGATTAATTCAGAAAAGAAAACTGTTGAGCTTTGGGAACTTCATGATCTCGTTCCTGCTGCTAAGTCTGTTAAAAAGATTTGTGATTTGTTTGAATTGCCACTTGAGTATTTTGGTAAATATTATGCCATATATTTTAAAAAGCCTGAAGAATTATTTATTGAATGGAAAAATAGGCATGATTATAGCTATTCTGATTGTGTAAGGATACTTGTTTATATATTCTAAAATATTTATTTCATCGTTATTTTGTAATTTATTTTTGATAGGTATTCTATTATAATCAGCATTTGAATTATATTCAATATTTAAATAGTTTATCCATCATTAATTGAATGCGTGCATTATTCACACTACAAAAAGTTTCATGAAGCCTTCTTAAGGCACTAGAAAGAAAATAACAAGTTAGTATGCTAGTCTATTTTGCGTCATACTGCGTCAGTAATATCAGCTAATAGACTGCTATGAGCTAATATCACTTCCTTGCCTGACACAAAATATACACATTAAGAAAAAGAAGCTATGCACTTATAATAAGAGTAGCTGTGCTACAATACGGAACTTTTCTGTATATAAGAACTTTTCGTTGCATCTTTGACTTGTTATTTTCTTTCTAGTGCCTAATTCCTAAATATAAATGTTAATTATTGTTGTCTTAGAATATTTATTAAGTCATAAAAATAATACTTTTTATTTCTAACTTTTCCATCTGAATAAATTAATTTTTCTTCTTCTAATTTATTCAAATAATTTCCTAACGTACTACTTGGTATATCTACACGTTCTAAGATAGTCTTTTTTGTGAATATTGGCTTTTCAAACATTACATTTATTATATCGATGAGCTTATTATTATTAATTAGATTTCTGCTATTCTCAATAGTAGAATTATATAAATTATCTATACTATCAATAAGTTTTATATTTTTATTTCCTTGAATTATTACAGCATTAACAAAGAATTTTATCCACTCATTCCATCTTTGTGATGCTAATTCCATATTCTCTTCACTTGCATCAACTCTTGTATCATTTAATAACTTGTAATATTTGAACTTATCCTTTTCTAAACTTTCACTAATAAAGAAATTTGGTGAACTGATTAGATTCTTCTCATATAAATACAACGGTATAAGTATTCTGCCTATTCTACCATTTCCATCTAAGAATGGATGTATAGTTTCAAACTGTGCATGTATAATTGCAATTCTAATTAGATCATTTAATTTATCAGTTGGTTCATTTATATACTTTTCTAAATTGCTCATATAATCAGGAACAAGTTGTGGTTCTGGTGGTATATATGAAGCTGTTTGAATTGTACATCCTTCTGGACCTATAAAGTTTTGAATTGACCTAAATTCGCCTGGGTTACGACTATTTCCTCTTACTTCTCCCCGCAATAAAATTGTATGCATTTTTTTTATTAATCTTGTAGAAATAGGTAGCGTTTTAAGAAAATTTTCACCATTGCTAAGAGCTCTTGAATAATTAATAACCTCTTCAATGTCTGTATTCTTTTTACTTTCATCAGCACCATATTCAAGCATATCATCTAGCGTTACATGTGTCCCCTCAATTCTTGTTGATTGAATTGCTTCTTGCAGAGTTATTGGTGCTAATAATAACTTAGGATCTATCTTTGATTTTCCGAGTAGTACATCATATATTCCCAAAAGCTTATTCGCTTCTAAAAGTTCATTTATAAATTCATTTACATTAATTAAATTATCTATTGGAAGTTTAAATGGTTCGTATGCTCTCTTCAAAATTCCATCTCCTCTCGTTAAAAACATTCAATTTTGTTCTTACACTATATTATTATAGCATTTACAACAGAAAATATGCAATTTTTGTTTTACTTCCAATATGAATTTCTTATTCTTATTCTATATTCACTCTAACTTCTCAAGTTAAAAGTCTTTGCATTAAGCATTTCTTGTTATTTTTTGAACCACCTAACTAATTCTTAAATA